TCTTAATACGGATGTTCTTGCACACGAGTTGCCTCTGACGCCCAACATCATCAAGATCGAGAAGCAAGGAATCGTGAAGCGCGGATCGTCAAAGCGAGATCTGATCAAGCGGAGGGCAAAGACGACACCGCCAAAGCGCACGACTGGATTTGGACACAACTCAATTACGATGGTCGTGATGTCGGATGGAGACGGTACCCTCTTCCGCAAGGAGATTACAGTCAAGATCTTCCAGAACGGCGTGTTTCACATCACGGGCGTTCTGGACGAGAAGTATGATCGGAATGTTACAAGTGTTCTGAAGGAGCATATCACAACGCACTGCCCAACTGCGGTCTCGGGCGAGTGGACGGATATTCGCCGTGTGGTGCTGATGAACTACAAGACAAAGTTGGTAGGCGCGACGAATCTGTCACGTGATACGCTCTACGCGTCTCTGCGTGGAAAGGGAGTCACAACTATTTATGAACCTGCAGTGTATCCCGCTGTGAAGATTTACTTCCCGGACACCAAGTGGATCGCAAAGGTCTTTCGAACTGGACAGATTATCCTGACCGGAATGACCACTCACGAGGAGTGTGCGTCTCTTGTGACTCAGTTAAAGCCACTGCTCCTAGTATAAGAAATGGCGGCTCGCGAACTGACTCCAGCAGAAGTTGCAGCAGGGATGCGCGGAATCAATGATCAGGATCTGTCGGCAACACAAATCCAAGCTCTTGTTCGCAATATGGATGCAACGAAGCAGAAGTGGCAACGTCTCAAGTGCGACAAGATCGCGTATGAGGAGAAGCTTCAACAGGAGAACGAGGTTCTGTACTTCAACTATCCTTCTCTTTTTCAGATGCACGCAGAAGATCGGCTGGATACGACCTTTTTTGAGATGCTTGCTCTGAAGCGGCGAATTGAGAAGGGAGAGATTACTCCAGAGCAGGCGACTCAAGTGATTGGTCAGAAGCTGTCTCAACGGTACATTCCTGAACAGACTGGTCAGGCTCCAGTAGCGACGATGTCATATGAGGAATACTACAGGCGGACTCAGTAGAGTTCCAGATTACGTAGGTATCGGTCTTCTTGCAAATGAGCAAAAAGTAAGCTCGGAGCTCGTCCCAGGTACAGTCACTCATCGCATAACAGCGCATCCGGTCAAATCCAAGTGCATCAAGCTTTCCACATAGCTCCTCCTTGGACATACTGTTGTCCAACACAACAAAGTCATTTCCAGTGTCCGTATAGAGGGTCCGTAGCTCCTCAATACAGTCAATCAATGTCTTGTACCCAAGAATACAATACTGCTTCTTCACATCAAAGTTCAGAATTGCATTGGCGTATTTCTCTACAAATCCAGGGCGCTTCCAGATCTTCTCCCACGAACCGTGCTCTTCAAAGGCACCAAGTTCCTTCATCCGGTCATCAATCTTGTACATCTCGTATCCTTGCGGGACAATGTACTGCGGACCAAGACGATTGATCTCTGAATTGCGAATCAGCGAAAAGTTATTCCACCCATCGTTCATGTATTGAATGTAGGACAGCTTATGAACACGCGCCATCTTGGTCTTCACGGCTGTACGGAGAATCAACTCCTGGTCATCGCAAATTGGCAAGTACTCTGAGTAGTTTCCAATTTCATTTAACACAGATCGCTTCCAAATACGCGGGTGATTCGGTACGCCGACGATGTGACTGAGGGAGACATTGTTGATGTTTGGTGAGGAAATGACATTCACCCAAACACCCTGGTACTTCTGACAATAATATCCAGCATACCCAAGTCCAAAGTGATCACCGTACGAGTGAGGCGTGCGATTCTCGTACAGATGCGCCGTGTCCATATACACAAATCCAACATCAGGGTCCGTCTCAAACGCTTTCACAGCATCTGCAAGACAGTCGGGGAGAATCTCGTCGTCGTGGTCCAGCTCCAATACATACTTGCCGCGGCACATCGATACCACCTCGTTTTTCACATTACCAATATTTCCGCTATTCTTTGCACGCTTGTACAGGCGGACACGAGGATCGTCTCCAACTAGCCCCTTCAAGAACTCAAAATGCTTGTCATCCGGAGAGTCATCCAGAACAACCCATTCCCAGTCGCGCATCACCTGTTTCTTCAGACTCTCATACGGGCGTAGAAACTTCTGATAGGAGTTGTAGCAGGTTGTGAAGGCGGAAAACACCGGACGGGTCATTTCATGAGGAAGCAAAGCGTTATGGATATAGCAGAAGTTCACGCCACGATTGAAAGCACCGATGTCCTTGATCTCCCTGAAATGAATCCACCTCATTCGCATACGGTTCGCCAGATTATTCATCGCAGGATAGTACTCTTGCTCGCTCTCGCCATAGGTAACCAAAATGTGATAGTTACAATCAAACATCTTCAGCACCTCTTCTGGGTCGGAGGTAAAGTTTAGAGTACAGTTCAGTTTCTCCTCATTCACACTGAGAAAGGTGTCGATTCCGGCATATGTCTCAGATCTGAAAAAAAGGATGTTTGGATATTTCATTGTCTCTACCTAGATTGTGGTTGTTCTTGTTTAACCGCTTACTCCTTTAGTTCATTGCGGAGTTCGGACAGCATCTTACCGAGCACATTCTTACCGGGCCACTTTGTCGGGTCAGATGCCTTCGACGTATCCGCAGAGGTACCAATGCCCCAGTACTTGTCGCGAGCAGACGCCTCGCCGATCGGCCTGACTCCTGTCTCAATCAGCTTCGTCTTGAGATCGGGGTGTTGCATAAACTTAGCCTTCACACCCGTCCGCATAATACCGTCCTTGACCTTGTCCCAGTCCTCCTTTACGAACTCCTTGACCTTCTTGCCAAGCGCCTTGACTGCCTTTGGAGAGGGCGTCTTCAGGATCTTATCGGCAATAAATCCATCGCCAAACTTCTTCGCCTTCGCCCATTGGAAGTAGTGCTCGACCGTGGGGAACGTGATCGCGTCCACTTGGAATGGAGCCTCATACATATTGGACAAGACCCGCCACTCGCCCTTGCCTTCATCTGCACCAAAGAACAGGACCGGCTTTTCTCCGTCGCCCTCAATGCGTGCCGTACTAATCTTCTTTGTTCTGACCTTCTTCTCAGGCTTGGCTGCCTCTGCAGGTGTCTCTTGCTCCGAGCGCGTATCCTTCTCACCCCGCCTTGCACGGATCTTGTCGCGGATCTCCTCGAACTTTGCCTTCAGCTTCTCAACCTCCTCTTCGGTAACATAGTCGGGAGCCGCATTCGACTTCTTGTTATTCTCGAATGCCTCGTCCCACGCCTCCTTTGCCTTCTGGAGCTTCTCGTCTAAGTTCTCATCCTCTTCGTCAGCTGTGGGAATGGTTACCTCGTCCTTCTCCTTGACGACCTCACCCTTCTCGAATACGAAACTGCGGTGAAGGAAGCTGAATGCCTGGTGCTCCTGCGATAGCACAACATTGTTCTGCTCAGCATAGTGATCGTTGAACATTGTGCTACCGATCAGGTTGTAGCCGTGCTTCTTCAGAACCGCTGTCATCTTCTCGAACGGAACCAGATACTCCTTCTGAGGCTGCTCAAAACTCTCCAGGTGAACAGATACTGCATTGCCAAACGTCTCGGACCAGCCTGTGCCATCATCATACTCCTTGACGAACTCGCCGAAGACCTGGGTACCCGAGCGGAACATGTGGCTCTGCTTGCCCATCAGCAATGCGTAGACGGCGGCACCATCCAAGCAAGTTCCGAAGAAGAGACCCTTTCCGTGCGTCTCGAGGTTGGTTGCAAAGGACTCGAATGCATCGTCTGACTCGCACGCGTAGTGGACTGCCATCTGGCACGAGACCACGTCAAACTCTGTATGTCCTGCAAAGGTCTTTAGGTAGGGCGTGGTTGCCGGCTCAGATCCAGCCACGATACTTGCGTACTTGTTGGTGCCCTCGAAGAGCGGCTTGGTCATATCACCGCAGATGAACAGGACCGGTGGCAGATACTCTGTTGGATGATTTGCCTTCTCCTTCAAGTAGCGGACACAAGCTCCCTGTCGTGGAGACGTAATACACGCCTGCGAGGAGTCCACGCCCACGACCAGACTCGGCTTGGTGCGCTTCCACTTCAGCAGATCGCCTGCGCGACCCACCGCCAACTCCAGGAGCGAGTCGCCGCGCTTGATACACTGGCGATACATGTCGTCCTTGATCCGATTGTGGAATCCGTAGACATCCTTGAGGATGCGATCACGAGCGTCCAGGTTGTCGCGGTAGTACAGATCGTCTTCGAACGTTGCGTCGGGCGGACTGGACACCAGGTTCCGAATCATGTCCTCTGTGATCGGTACGTGGATGTTGGTCCAGATTGAATCGGCTACCGCAATGTCATTGCCAAACTGCGGGCGCCCCAGCACGCGGTACTGGTGCGTCTTGTCGTGGCGGGTCCGCATGATGATCCACCGACCCTGCTCTGTGTCGTAGCTACACTCGATGATCGTATTGTCCTCTACGCGATTGCCCTCTGCATCCACCGGAACACCACGGTCGTTCAGGGGCAGATTGATATTGTGCGCCTCCGGAGCACGAGGAACGGATGGCTGAAACGGTGACGGCATACGGTCATTGACATTCGACCGCACGCGCTCCTCGGGACTGATCTCAGGTGGGACGTATTCGCCCGTCATCGTCTCGCAAGGATACACGATGTCACCGGGCGTCCGGGACACATACAGGATTCCCTTGACGACCCGCTTGCCCAGCGTGGTGTCGAAGCTCTCACCATTCTTGAACTTAACCAGGAAGTCGATGCTGTTGTGCGACGAAGGCTTCCACTTGTAGACCGTCAGCCAGGTCTTACCACGGCGCTCATTGACCGGGCCGACTGGCGAAGTCCGCGGCGTAAAGACCAGACCGTCAATCGGATACTCAAACGTGGTGTCGAGAATCTTACGGATCGCCTCCTGCATTGCCTCGCCATCACCGGAGAGGAACATCTTGGTCGAAACACGAAGAGGCTTGCTTCCGGGAAGTGAAGTGAAATCACGAGGGATGTCAGCCACAAATGCCCGTGCAAATCCAAGCCGAGACTTTGTTGTGTCGTCCTCGCTGACAAAGAGCGGAAGACGGCGCACATCGCGGTTGCGGTACCAGTACACGTCGAAGATGTAGAACTGGTTGCGGTCTGCCAAGTACTCGCCGTCGATGATGTCGCCAACGTGAATGTCCTTATCCGCCGTCAGACCCGTCCAAGTCACAACAGAACTCGGCGTAATCCGCAGAAGACGACGGTCGCGCATCACAACCAGAAAGCAGCGCTCGCCATCTGCCTTGTTCGTGACTGTGTATCCCTTCAGGATATTAGCAGGGCGGTCAGAGATCAGGTGACGACGCTCCAGAGTGACCGGATTCAGGAACGGGGTCCGCGTGGTCTCAAACTCCATCAGGTAGCGCTGCATATCCGAAGAGGTCAGTACGAACTGAGACCCCTGAAAGGCGGCAATAATAGGCGAGACGTGGCGGATGATCGAGGCGACAATCTCATCCACGCTCTTCTTGGTGTCGACGACCTCAAGCTCCAGCTCATACTTGGGGTTCTGCTTCAAGATCTCTGCAAATGTCTTGGTCTGCTTGGTTTTGGACTTGGTCAGCGAGAAGTCGAAACGGACAATGCCATCGATGCTGGTCCAGGACTTGCGGTGGATGATGCGGACGAAACTCGCAGAATCCATCGGTGCACCCGAGAAGTCCTTGCGAAGGTGCTCCTCGTGGCGAAGGGTGATGCGGACCCCGGCGTCCGGGACATCGATTGTGTCCTTCTTGTCCTTGAGAGCCGTCACGACCTCAAAGTAGCGACGCTTGCGCTCAACATCCAGGGGAACTCCTCGGAAACTTCCTGTTGTGCAGACCTTGTGGATGTTTTCAGCTCCAATGACTACAACTCGAAGCCCATCAGAGTAAGAGAAAGTTGCGTGATGCTCGTCAACAGGAGCTCCACGCGAATACAGTTGAATAGTCTTGGCGATGCGATCCGCAACGTCCTTCGTGTTAATTTGATTGCTCAGTAGCTTGCATTCGAGTTCTGCGTGCTTGTCTTCCTTTACGATACCTGCAAACTCCTTCAGGGCGGTCATTGCCGAAGAAGGAAGAAGGGACTCCATACTGCCTTATCTATATCTGTGAATGAAAAGCGTCCATTTTAACTGGTCAGCGACGTTCATACGTCTTGCGCTCTGCCTCGTCGGCTTCCATCTGCTTATGCTGATCCAAATAAAAAGCAATCATCTTTTCCATCTCAATCATACACTCATCCGGCAGAACATCGGAGGAAACCAGCACGCCATTTTGAGTCTTTGTAAAGCTTTCAGTGTACTTCTTGATAATACCGAAGATCTGAGCGTGCTCGTTCGCGTCAAGCCGATCCAGTCTTTCCTTCAGCGCTTCCTTGCGGCTTCGGTTCATTTGTATCTACCGC